CCATGACCTCATTGTACAAATAAAAGCCATCTGTCCACTCAAATTAGGGTTATAAGGACTAGCGAGTGCAAACAGACAATCCGATGGGAAAGCGTTTGTAAAAGTAGATGGAACAGTCACAACACCTGCTGGTAACTCACCATACTCTGTGTACCCCATTTTCAGAATATACCCGTTTGGTAGACTTATTGATAACTGAAATGCTGTATCATTAGCAGGAAAAGCACTACTTAGATTATCAGGAGATATAAAAACACCAGATAATACACCCGCTAAAACTTCTGCTGCCGTTGCCTCACGACTTATCCCGACAACAGAGTTAGTTGCTAAACTAGGGTAAGGTGTGGTAATCCAAGCACCAAAAGTACCGCCACTGCTTTTTCTAAAGTGGATTTCAAAAACACTGCTGCCAAGAGTTCTTTGCATTATTTGGGCGACATTACTTGAGTCTAAACCCCAAACTTTAACATAGCCTGCATCCACGTTAGGCGGCATATTCGTTACCGAGCCTGTAACATAATACTCACCTGCTATGACTAAATCATTCATGCTGCCTGTCGTTACGACATTAGGGGCAGTGCCTAAGTATTTGCCGATGCCTGCTCGCTCTAAGGAGGGAGTAAGTGATTCAGCCGTTGAAGCCTCTATTAAAGTGCCAATGATGTTCCATGTGGCACCTTGTTTGTAATAAATATCTTGGTTATCGGTATTACGGTAGTATTGGCCGTCTGTACCTAAGGAGTTACTCGGTGCGCCAACGCCACTAACAAACTCAGGGATAGCCCCTAAAGTGCTGCCAACAGCAACCCAAGCTCCGCCTTCTTTTCGATAAGTTGTTTTGAAACCGTCTAACTGCATATAAATATCACCGTCAACACCGTAAGTATTACTAGGTGCGCCGATGTCGCTGTAAACTTTGCCTGATTTAAGAGTCATAATGAAGCCTCAAAGAATTTTGTCTTTGAGGCATTATAGCAGAAAGGAGTTACTTTAAGAGGGGAAGAACTGTTGTGTACCATTTTAACTGTTTCACAGGAGTTCCGTCAGAATGTTTCTTACTTGTATCTAAGTAAATCGAATAAGGTTTACCTTGCTCTGTTGCCTCCCACTTACCTTCTACTTTTACTTGCAGTCCTAGCCCTGCCAATATTAAGTTTGTTTTAACGGCTGATAGTTGTGGAGAAAGTTGTTTACCTAACTCAGTGGCATTTAGCATTTGCGCTTGCACTTCCGCAACAAGGTGTGTCGCTCCAATCAACTTCATTGGAGAATACCCTGTTAGAGTTTTAACAGCTTTGTCGGCAGATATTAAGGCTTGATTACCTTCAAACCCGTATAAGTGAGCTATCTTCAAACACTGCTCAGTAACATCACCTATTTTCTCTAGAGGGTTAAAAGTCTTTTGCTCTTTTTGCTGTTGTTGGTTTTCGAGTTCTGTCATTCTATCAAAGACTTTTGCCTGAATCTCATAAGAGTAAGACATAGCCATTAAACAGGCTTCACGTTTGGGGAATTTGTAGCAAGGTTTTTCACGCTTCATACTGTCTAAATAAGATGAACGAAAAATTTCGCTCATCTCTTGACCCAATACTTTAGGTACTTTTGCCATAAAATCCGCGTGGCGTAATTCAGACTCACCCTCTTTACGTTGAGAGTTAATAAATTCAACTAACTCAAGGCTAGACATGGTTACATGAATATTCGTTAAAGTCTTCATAATCTTTTCTCTAAGCAATAAAAAAGCCGTCTAGTTCTGAGCTTGGTCGAAAATGAGTTCCACAACGAACCCAACAAGCTGAACAAAACGGCTTTTCTATGTTGTGGATAATAACATACTAATCAGTTTCGACACTTCTTAATATGGTTTGAGTATTGTAACATAAGAGTAGTGATAAAAAAGCCCCAATTTAAGGGGGTTTTATTGTTTAACTTGTTAAACACTTGTCATTGTCACTACATTTAAAACTAATTCATTCATTTTACGCTACCTCTTTTGTAACCATTTCTAATGCTTGTTCGGTGAACCACTCGCTACGCAAATGATGTTCACTGGCTAATTTGTGTGCGGCGGTTTCATCGCCGTATCTGTTATCGGCTTTTTTCACATATACCAGCTCTAAGTGTCTGCTATTGCCGATATTGACTTCTTTTAAGCGGCGCAATGGGTCTTTGCTAATGCCAATTTTAATATCTCGCGTTTCGGGGTCTTGCATAACATACAAGTACATATCGGGAGGAACACTACTCATATCAAAATTGCGGATAGCTTCTAAGAGTTTATTAGTGTCTTTTGATGTATCAAAAATCTTATCAATGACGTGCGCTCTTGAGGCTGTGTTGTAACCTGTAACAAGTGTTAAGGCGAGGTGTAAAGGGAGGTTGAAACAAGGATAAGTACGGCCTTTATCGTCTTTGTAATTTTCTGCAAACTCAGCCGATTGAATATTGAGCGATTCACACATATTACGAATGTCAGCCATTACGTTTTTATGTTCTTTATTGGTTAAGTCAGCAATCTCACGGCTTGACATGGTTTGAATGTTTAAAGAAAGGTTTGTAGTCGGCATAATCTGAAAGCTCTAAAAATAAAAAAGCCATCGGTGTTATTGCTAGGTCACGGAGGGTGTCACAACAGCACCCAACTAGCAAACACAAATGGCTTTTCTATGTCGTGAATAATACTTCAAGTTTCCCCGTGACGGTAGCCTTAAAGCGTTTGAGTATTGTAACAGACAGGGAATTACCCTGTCAAAGTGGTGTAACCAGAGATGGTATTGTACCTTAAGACTGACCATGCGCCAAGTGAGGCAATGTTTAAGTTAGCGTGATTGACAATGCCGATGCCTTGATTACCTTGACTTAAGGCAAGTGCTGAGGTGTTGTAAAAATCTAAAACTTCCTCTCCCACCCCATAACTTTGAGGTTGTAGAGGAAAGTCTAAAAATGCTTCAAGCTCTCCTGCCGCCCCTACTCCCGATACAATGGAAGCTGAACTACTTGGTAAAGAGTAGCTTTGAGTGTTCTGACGTGTACCTCTTTCAGTTTTTGTAGCAGAAACCCCATTAGGGGTGGGTTTAACAGCGTTTGGAACGATCACCCAACCCGATTGAGCTGTAGAAGTTAAGTATCCTGAATCTCCTGCGGCACCAAAAGGCAAACCGCCACTACCCCCACTAGCAGGTACAGCTATATTAGCTTGCCAAGCGGAAAACATAGTTTCCACTCCTTCAACAGTTAAAATGCCTGAGATACTCTGATTACCACTGCTGTCCTCTACTCTCGGATAAGTAACAGTAGCATTATTAAACCAGTATTGGTCATACCAAGAGTCTCCGTTATGAGAAGCAAACTGCTTATTCTTAGCTAGTAGCCTGCCTCTCTCACCTCTACCTCCCCCGTATCCTCCTAGTAGTTCTACATTAGTCCCACTCTCAAGTTGAATATCTACAGGGTAATCTAAAAATAAACCATTACCACCGTTTTGGCCGTTTTCTCCCCTTCCCAATCTAACAGTTGCTTGATACCCATTTCTAGTAGGAGCCTCAAAGTAAGCATAACCCCCAGCACCACCTTTACCACCCCGACCCATAATCTTGACGTTGCCTTTGAACACTAACTTTGGCTTAACGCCAACAGGGAGTAATCCTGTCCAATCCCCAATAGTAATGGCATAGCCATTAACATCGGCAGCGCAAAGGAGTAAGAAACTATTTGCTTGCTGCTCTAAGGTGCCGTCAAAAGTGAATGTCACTCCTGAATACTGGCGACTCAAGGAATGATTCTTATCTTCAAATAACTGTCTCAGGTTTAAACCCGTATAGTTATCCGTGTCTATTAGAATTTCAGGGTGGTCTGGATTACCCAAAATATCATACTTCTCAGGGTTTACCTCTAAAGCAGTGAGTTGAAACGTATTGTAATCCTTAGAGGGCTCAATCGCGGTGATACGAAACGGCTTTGCCTCTTTAAAGATAGCTCCATCGGTAGTGGTGAAGTTACCTAAAGTGAATTGAGCATACTCAGGAATGTCAGCATCTAAAAACGCTGTGGTGTTTGTTAGAACCTGAAACGTCTTATCGTCTATCGCCATCACCACTGCCTTGAACAACCCTGTGGTTGTCTGCAAAATTAAGTTAGCTTGAGTTGCCAAGGTGACTTCTAAGGGGTCTCTAAGGTAAATCTTTGTGCCACCGACATGGCTGATACGACCTGTCATACCCCAACCTAATAAGGGGTCAGCGATATAAACAATTTCCAAGGGGTCTAAAATCAAACCCAAACGGGTGGTTGTAAAGGCCGCAATTGTTTTCTCGGTTGTGGCTGTTAATAACCGAGCATTAGCGCGTCTCAGGGCTTCGCTCTCGCTAGTGCAGCCAACAGCAACAAAGTCTAAGGGTATCTCACCGTTCAACGCGATAAAAGTATCGTTCTTAACTTTTAAACGAGTCTCTTGCCAGCCGCGTTGAGGGTTAGTAAAACTGACAGTGATACTGTTGTATTGTGTGTTAATGTCGGTGAAGCTGTAGTTGAAGCCTTCGAGCGTCACTGTCTCAGGGGTAAACAGCACACGCGGTTCAACCCAACGGTCAACTTTCAAACGCACGTTACCTTCGCCATCGTCATAGAGTACAGCATCAAACGCTCCTGCTAAATTCTGCAATGTCTCCCAACCGTTTTGGTTTTCGGCCAAAGTAATGTTCATGGTGTAGCGTTTTTCGTCACCTGTGCCAAAACCATTGCCAACGGCATTGTCACAGTAAACGCCAACGTCATAGAAATCTTGAGTGTAAATGTTGAGGGTAGGGGCATACTTACGCATACCGTAGCGGGGGTTATCTAATAAATCATATAACACCCATGCAGGGTTACTATGCCAGCGTTTTATTAATGCGCCTGTCCAAACGGGGTTAGGATAACAACCTGCACCCACTGAATTTTCAACACGGTTAGTCGGTACTTTCGTAATCAAACCTTTGTAAATACCATAGAAATCGGGGATGTCGCTGAACTGGTCATTCGCTCGACCTGTAACGTGCATTAAAGCTGTGTTACTAAACGTGCGAGTAGGTTGAGCTAATATCTGAAAACTATCAAAAATAATGTCACAAGCCGTCTTAGTGTTGGTACTGTTATCGGTGTCGGCATTAAACTTGGTGATGCGGATAACGTAATCATCGTCAGTGATAGTAGGCACGTCAGTTCTAAAGTCAATAACGAAGCCAGAGCCTGTTTTACCCGTGAGTAAGTATTTATTCTTTCCGTCCGTGTGGCTGCCAACGGAAAAGGTGATGTTTGAGAGTGGGGGAATAAGGTCGGCGGCAAGGGGGGTGGCATTACTAAAATCTAAAACAACCCACGGGTCTGCGCCTCGTGCAGTTTTATATTCAATACGAAATTGGGCTATGTTGTTTAGGACATCTCCACCAGCGGTTTCGTGGAACAACTGCGCTACTGTAATCCTAATATCTAATTTGTTAATCTTGCCGCGGAAGTTTTCAGGGGTGTAACGAACGACAGGTGATTTTTGAAGGATATTAACACCGACACTGGTACTGGCAGATTCGCCGCCAAGAGTGAAGGTAATGGTAGTAGGTGTGGACCCCCCTTTTTTCTCACTGGCTACAAGCTCCTTGATAATGGGATTGCCGTCTTTGTCATGTAAAGGTACATCACCTGCGAAGAAACTTTTTAGGCCGTCTTCTAAACCCTCAATCTCACCCTCACCTACCCCCAGTAATATCTCAACCTTATCCTTAGAGAACAGGTTATCGTTAGTAATCGTAGGGGTTCTAGGGCGTTTACCCCCAGAACCAATGTACTGGAATTTTGTCATTTCGTTACTCGTCATTAGGATTGTAAGCGTCAGTGTCAATGTTAAACGACAAGAAGTGAGGATAAACTTTTTGGCGACCATAAATCAAGGGTATCGGTGTTCCCTCTTTAATGGTGTTTTTGTCGCCATTGATAAAGCGGCTTTTCTTATCCCCTTGAGTCGGGTCTGCTTTCGGCGATTTTTGCAGCAATTGTAAAGCACCGCCAATGATAAGGTTAGCTCCGACACCTACTAAGAAGCTTTTAAAACCGCCCGCTTTAAGAGCCACCCCTACCCCACCAGTGAAAGCAACGAAAGCAATCAACAAAATACCGATGCCGATTTGAATACCCCCTGCCTTTTTACCTCCCCCTGCCCCTTGTAGTAGTGGTGTAATTGTCAGCGTCTCCTTAAATTCGTCCAAGTCGTCAGGGCAGCCAAGTTCTTTTACCTTAACGAGGTGCTTAACCCCTTTCGGCATAAAGTTTTGTAACTTCTCTAAAGCGTCTCTGGCGTTAAAAGCGTCAACGACAACAGTACCGTCTTTGACAAACTTAGCCAGATAGCCTTCCAAATAAACATTAACCAGCATGGTCGTCACCCCGTATTACTGACTCGTCTGTATCAACATAGTAATACGCGCTGTCAGTTTGGCCAACAATAATGTGTATTAACTGCGGGAGTCTTTTAAATAATTCGTAGTCATCTACCGATAAATTACAACACCCGCTGGGGTGAGTGTGCCACAAGGCAACGGCATTGGCAGGGACATCGGTGATGGCAAAATGCGTTGTTGGATTAGGATGTAAATTGTTAACTTCGATAATTTCGTTATCGCGTGTGACAAACCCACAGCGTTCGACACGGGGATGCCAGTAGGATTGTAAGGTTTCAAGAACTACTTGCATTTTGCTGCACCTTTAAACGGATGTGAGGGGGGAGTAAATCCAACAAGCTAACTTTACCGATTTTGGCAATGTTAATGGTACTAATCTCAGGGTTCCTCACAACAAGGGCTATACGCTGATACCACCGTTGGTCTAAGGCTTCGCACTTAGACAACTTCTGATACAGGTGGTGGATAAAGTACCCTGCGCCAACATAGACCCCAACATGGTTAACGGTTTTGCTGCCAAGAATTGAGAACAATAAACCATCGCCTTTTTCTAGTGCTGAGATACCTGAAACGGGGACAACCTGAAACCCTTCTTTGGCAAAGTTATCCATCAACAGGTCTAACCCTTCATGGTCAAAGCCAATGGGTCTTGCATAGTTGCGGAGTTCAAGCCCAAATTCTTGTTTGTAATAATTCCTTGCTAAACCATAGCAATCGGCTTTGCCGTCAACATACGGCTTATTTAAAAGCTCAAGTAACATAATTTTAACCCATACTGGTGACAGGGAAGTCAGGCGAGATGTACTGTCGTGCAGGAAGTGTATAGCGCACTCCGTCTAACACGCTCCGCAACTCAAAAGACACACTATCCTTGGTCAAGTTGACGGTTTTAGCTAATAACCATTTGTTACGCAAATAACGGTTTTCATCCGCTAATAAGTCATCGCGTAACACTAAGTAGCGGATAAGTTGACTTTGGCGTAGTTTAACTCCCCTCAAAGTTTCACCTTGTCTTGGGAGATTACCCTCAACAAGTAAAGCCGAAAACAAACCGTTTGGGTTAGCCACTTGTAGCTTAGGTCGGCTTTGCTCACCTGTTGACTGAATGTTGTAACCACTGAATTGGTGCGGGAAGTTTTCATACGTTATCCCTTGCCACGTTATTGTTGGGTGGTTCGTGAAAGCGATAAATACGTTAGGTTGTAAGTAATCAGGTAAAAACTTAAACAACTCCACATACGGCTCAGGGGTTAACCGCGTGGCTTCTTCTTGATGTTTAATATCAGAGGTAGCGGTGAGCATCTTCAATAACCTCAACTAAAGTGATAGTAAAACTCTCTGTCCATCCATCACCGTTTTCACGGAGCTTTGGGATTTTCAAAGGTTCTTTGAAGCGTACTTTAATCCGTCCATAAGTGGGGTGTATGTAGTAAAAAGGTAACTCTAAGCGATACCAATAATAAAAGTTTTCTAAGTAAGCAGCGTTCAGTTCAGGTTCAACGGCCAAGTCCAATAGGTCATAGTTGGGCGTGTACTTTAGACCTTCGTAATACAGCGTAAACACCCGTTGCTCAGGTTTAGAGCCGCGCACGGTGTACTGGTAATTACCGCCGAGAGAAAGCACGGTATCCTCAGAGCCATACTCAGTGCTAATGAGATGGTGAGGGAAGTTAAAAAGGTTATGCTCTTGCCAGTAATTAGCGTCTAAGTTAAGCGTAAAGTGTGACCCCAAAACCTTGTCGGGTTCGACATAAGTATCGCGTACTTCGAGTAAACGTAATTCGACACCTTCTAAAGCGGCTTGACCCCCTTTCAATCCCTTTGGCACTTTTAAGGGTTCGGTGAAACGGACTTTGAGTTGGCCGTAAACAGGGTGGTCAAAAAAGAAAGGTTTAACTAACTTATGGATGTTGTACATCCACTCAAGCCATGCAAAATTAGTTGAGCGTTCATAATCAACGAGTAACTGCCCTTGATTGCCGAAGTAGTATCGCATCACAGGGATAGACAGTGTAAATACCCGCAAGTCATTATTATCCCCGTAACCTGTTCTGGGGGTGGCGTATTGATAGCCGCCCTCAAAAGTTACATTGGCACGAGTGACTTGATATTCCGTCTCAATGTTAAAGTATTGAAGACTGATATTTTGGACAGGGTTTAACCTGACAAGGCTATGGGCAATGCTATTCAACAAGGCTGGCCTCCCACGCATTCGTAGGGATTAAAAACACTGCTCCATTTGACAAGGAGTAATTAACCCCTTGTCCTTTTAGAATAATCTCTTGACCTGTGGAATCATTAACCACATAGACTTCGTTAATGACTCCCCAAGCACCTGTTGATGTCCATTGTATTGGTTCGGCATTGGTAATGACAGGGGGATTGTGACCGTAAACTTTAAGGGTGACGTATTGGGCAGGGGCATCGGCATTGATAGTGCCATTGTTAGCCACAACAACTTTGTGCTTGCCATCACTCGCTCTCGCGGTTTGAGTGAGTAGCGTTGTCAGCATAATTGTTTTTGCAAAGTTGGTGAAGGACATGGTGTTGGCTACCCCAATGGTATTGGCATTGGGGTTATTATAGCAGAGTATTAGTTTAGGGGTTTAAGGCTTTCATAAATTGCTACCATCGAGGCTCATGCAAGCATCCCCTCTTTCGCCTACGGCACTGTCACTTAGTATGAGACCTCGCAGAGTGTTAACCTCTTTGGTTAAAGCATTAACTTGTTGCTGCAAATTGTCACGGTCATCACAAAGTCTCCTGATGTCGCACTTTAAAACTACGATGTGGGCTTTAAGAATTTGATTATGTTGCTCTAGGCTGAGAATGTCATCCGTTCTTGGTTGGTTCATTTTGTTTCTCCGTTAATATCTGTGTGCATACGACTAGCGACATAAAACTTATTGCTGTTATTATGAGCTAGACTACAAAAAATCAATTCTCTTGGGAGTATATCTTTACAGAAAAATGAGGAATTAAAAGATGAGGTGTTCCCATCGAAAGATACTTTTTTATCAACAATCAAAAGTTCAACCTTCTTACCAACAAAAAAGTTACCAATCTCTTGGTAATTCAACATAGGCAGGGGTAACAACATCGCAAAAGGTTTATTTAGAGCGTACAAACGCTTTAATACGTCCAACTTTCTAGTAAACGGAGGATTACTCACAATGTAGTCATAATACTCAGGCTCATACTCAAAAAAGTCTAAACCATCGCGTATATGACTATAAACAACTTTGTTGCCTCTAGCCTTAAAAGCTAGTACAAACTCTGAATTTTCGGTGTCAAAAGGACACCAAACTATTTTACCAAGAGGTATGTAGGGTAAAATAGACTCCACAAGGATTTTTGGAGTGTAGTATTCGTCCCGCTCTCTGTAGGCGTGTATAAAGCTTGAGTTTACCATTGTTTTTTACCTTGTAAAAAGCCCCTTTGCAGAGGCTTTGTTTAAGTTACGCTTCTAACTCATACTTACACATGAAAACTGCAAACTCATCCCAAGAGGGTAGTTCGTCAATGCTAATCTCGTTCTCAATGGAAAACCGATGTTGAGATTCTTCATAATACTCAATGTACTCCTCAAGGCTATTGAATTTTAGGCCGAAAGAGGGCGCAACATAGTAAACGGCATCGGCAAAGATGAAGACTGGGGCAGGGCAGCCGAAGCGTTCTACGGTTTCTTCGTAAAACATCGGGGTTGGGAGTCTTTTATACAATTCCTTCGCAATGTCTCCACCTACGGTGCCGTTGAGCAATGCTGAACGTGGTTCAGGGGCTTTCTTGAAAAAGTCATTGGTGATGGTTGTTAGGTCTTTCATTTTGTTTGGTCTCGTGGGGAAGCCTCTTGGTAGGGGGCTTTGTTGAAGTTAAGCTATGTGTTCAATAATGCTTGATAACCATTTTAACTGAGTCACAGGCGTTCCGTCAGAATGTTTCTTACCAGTATCGAGGAAGACAGCAAAGGGCTTGCCTAATGCTGTTGGACTCCACGCTGCGCCTAGCTTTTCTTGGTAGCCTAAAGATTCTAAGCGTTTGTTAGTGCCAATAGCACTTAGGCGTGGGTTTAACTGTTTACCTATTTCGGTAGCAGTTAAGTTGACGACTTGGTGTTCTTTGATGAGTTCAATCTGCATGAACCGCATTGGTGAAAAGCCCGTGTGTCGCTCCGTAGCTTTATCGGCTGATAAGAGAGCTTGATTACCCTCAAGACCGAAGGTTTTAGCAAAGTGCAAGGCATTATCAAAAGTGTTACGGGCCGTATCTAATAGAGTAGATTGATGCTTTGGTTGTCGCAACTCCAACTCATTTAACCGTTGAATTACAGCGTGACGCAATTTAATGTTGTAACCAGTAATTAATGTTTGAACTAACTCGCGGGTCAGTAAGTATTCTGTTTGTTGGCGATTCATACTATCTAAATAGATATGCTCAAAACTGAGCATATCTATTTCAAGCTCTGAAAACATGGTTTCACAATCACGTTTTACATTGCGATGTTCTTTGCCAGTTAGTTCTGCAATCTCACGGCTGGACATGGTTTGGATGTTTAGGGCTAATGCGTTCATAATCTTCAAGTCTCAGAAAGCAAAAAAGCCAACTTATTTAATCGGGTGACAAAGGCGAAACCATAACGCCTACCGACATAATAAATTAGCTTTTTTACATGGTTTATATTGTTTGTCGTTTCGTTGTCACACTGGCCGACAGACAGAGTATAGACTTATTTAAACATATAATCAAGAATCAAACCGACTTCGTTATCAGTGGCTTTCTGACCCCAACGGTTCTCAGCGATGCAAGGTAAGTTTTTATCCATCTCCATTAGTTCAACAAGACCTGTTGGGTTGTTTTCTAAGTTAAAAGCAAGATAGTTACGACCCATAGCCATTGAACTGTCAATGACGACATTATCAAAGATGCCTTCTCCGTCAATCATCAACTCGTAAAGATAATCTTTAGCTTTCATTACATCATCACGGTGAACTGACACCACTAACTCATCGTGAACTAACGTCATTACACGAGCGCGTAAACCTAAACGCGGGAAGTCTTTAAACATCGCTCGGTAAAGTTTACGTTTAGCATAAGTAGCACAAAGCCCCTGCACACCCGCGTTCACAGCCATGTTGCCTGATCTATTTTGAATCTTACGAATACATTGTTTACCGAAATCTGAGACATTAAATCTATCAAACTTACCCTGCATCATGTCGGCCCACATAGCTGTGGACTCGAAGCGATAACGTCTGAGATGGTCTGGTAACTCAACGTAACCTTGAATCTTAGCACGATTAATAGTATCAACACGCCACTGTTCGGCAGTCGCGTAACCTGTTCTAAAACGCTCAGTCATCTCTTGAATCTTATCTCTGTCCCACTCTAAAGTACGACCAACAGTGTTTAAGGAACCAGAATAGAAATACCCAAATCCGCTCGGCTTACCGATCTCGTTTCTAATTTGCTTTTTGTTGGGTAGTTTAAGAAACTCCTCTAAACTCACACCTGTCATAAAAGCCGCTGTTTGACTGTGTAAGTCGGCATGGGGTCTTTGACCGTAAGCAGCTATAAAAGCAGGGTCATCACTATATCCACCAATAATAACCAACTCAATCGCGCTAAAGTCAGGAGCGAGGATAACAGAGTTGTCATCATCAGCTAAAAAGAACGAGCGTACATACTTACTCTTACCGAATTTAGTCAACTGTTGAGGCGAAGGGTTAGCTGTGGAAGTTCTTCGAGTGTCTAATAGTGAACTGATAGTAGGGTACATTCGTCCTGTTTCAGGGTCTAACATCTTGATATAATTGTTTATATACAACTTCAAACCCTGCTCAATGTCCCCCATCACCTTATAGCAGTCCAAGATACCTTTAACTAACTCGCTATCAGTTTTCTCATGTATCTTGTCCCGCGCTTCCCCATCACTCTGAATCTTGCCAGCCTCCACCCTCGCTTTTAAGCCAAGAACATCAAATAAGATCACCCGCATTGGCATATAGTGACTAAGGTTCACAGCAACAGGTTCTACACCACTCCAACCTTTGCCAACAGGTGAGCGAACAGCATAGTTGACTAAATCATAGTCGCTGCTGTTGTTAGGGAAGTCCACAAGCTGTTTAATTAGGTCTAAATACTTTTGACGACCTTTTTCATACCACTTTTCATACTTGGTTAGTTGTTCACTCGGTTGACCTTGATATTCTCTCAAAGCCTGAGCCAATAGCGTTTGCATTTTCCTTAACGCTGCCGCGTACTCGACCCGTTGTGACTCCCTTGCTCGGTAAATGGCCTCAACATCAACACGCATACCTGTCGCGTTCATTTGAGCGTAAACCCAACAGCAAGGGTTTTCTTGATTGAAATAAGTCGGCACAGCTTGAGGGTTATTCTCTAAAAGCCAATTTAATACAGTGTGATAAAGCTGAACACAGGTAATGGCATCATCAGCACCGTAAGTGAGAACCTCAGCACCTGTTAAGCAACCCATGTGGGGTTTACCATTTAAGGTTTCTTCAAAGGTTTTTTGTGTGTAATTAAGCCAAGATTTGCTGGCTTTCTTTAGATTATAACCCCATGAAAACTCTTTAATAAACCCGTTGTAAGAGTGAGCTGCATCACTCTCTTTGGCACAAAACTTATTAACTAAGTCTTCTTGCTTCTCAGTGTCCCCCGTGGCATAAGCCACTTTGATGTCGGGCAATAACTTATGCAGCCCCGTTAAAGGTGTGTTAGCAAAAACACTTTTACTGTAAGTGTCAGAGTTGTAGGCAGTAACACAAAGAATCATGCTGTCTAAGACGCGGCCATGGGGGAATTTGTAACCTACGTTTAAAGCTTTCTCCATCATCACGATTTCAAAAGCAGCATTGTGAATGACGTAGTAACCTTTGAAGGCATCTAAGAGACATTGAACTTCGCGGAAGCTTAAACGGTTCAACTCATCAGCGTGAGCTAAGTTGAAGTAGTAAGCGGTATCAGTATCATCAGGGTAAATACTGAAACCTGTAACAGTGGTGCGGTTGGTATCAAAAATAAGTTTCTTATTGTGTCCATTACCGTCTCCGTCAATACCCATCAGGTCGTTTAAACCTTGATGGCGGTCAGCATCGTGGGTTTCAATGTCGAAACCCATCAGTTGCGCGGTTGATATAGTAGCAAGAAGTTGAGGTTGAAGCGTTTGCCAGTTTGTTCTATCAACTAGAACACGGTTTATACTTTCTATTGGTCTCATAGTGGTCACACCCAGTAGTATTTGGTCATGGTTTGTTTGTATTCAGTAGGGTCATTAATTCCGATGTCGGAATCCAATGTTAACACCTTTGATAAGTTTACTTCTAAAAAGCCTACGATTGTGTAGAAGTCTCGTAACAAAGGCACATTATTTTCAACCCAAGTGGCTTTAGCTTCGGTCAAGAAGCTCGCGGGGTAAGTCTCAATCTCCCCTTCTAAAAGTTTCCGCCATTGGTTTTTATCTTCTTCCGAAAGTTTTAACCACCAACCATTGCCGAGTTTAGGGATACCTGTAATGTTATCGCTAGAGTCACCGACAAGGGTTTTGTACAAGCGGATGTCTTTAGGCTCAACGTGTTGAAGTTTTTTACTTCTATCGGTAATACCTACATAATCGTTTAACAAAGCTTGAAAGTCAGCATCGTTACTGTGGATTAAAACGTGTTTCTGTTGTTGGCCAAAGTAAATGGCGAGGGCAGCGATAATATCATCAGCCTCATACCCGTCAACTTGGAGAACAATAGCGTTATAACAAAAAGGCAATAGCTCGGTACGGATTGTTGACAGGTAAGTGAAGAATCCGTTGTCAACAGGCGTTTGTGTATCGCGCTTTGCTTTATACTCAGGGTAAATAGCTTTACGCTTGGCAGTACCGAACTTGCCGTCAAAGACATAAAAAGTAGGGTTAAGGTTCATCTGTGGGGCAAGCTGCGACACTGCTTTACCTGCTTCAAAACCGCGTCTGAAATAGTTATTGGCATCGACAATGTTAATGGTCATTTTGGTGGTTTCCAAATGTGAGAAAAGCAGCCGAAGCTGCTTTTTGTTAAGGTTTAAAAACCTAGTTATTCACCACCATGCTCAAAGTATTCACCAACTAATTCAAAAGTTGGGATACCCCAGTTACGATAGCCTTTTTTCTCACCGACTTTGTAACCGAGTTTTACTTCGACTTTTTTGCCGTTAAGACCTGAGCGAATCACTTCTTGGTACAACTTAACCCAATTGGTGATACCTGTGCGGGTAAATGTCAAACCCAACGATACACCTGCTTTTAAGCCTTGTGTATCTTCTGCTAATTCCATTCCTACTTTCACGGTTTGGAACGGTGTTGCTTTAGAGTCAACAGCACGAGCAGTGGCAACGGCATTAGCCCAAGAATCACCTTTGGTGCTTGTCACACCGTCATAGGACTCAGCATATTGAACAGGGTCGCCATAAGAGACAGTCCACAAAGGTTTGAAACCGAAACCTTCGGTCATGTCGATGATGACGTTAGCACTATCAACGGCTGTTTTTGCTGTTGCGTCTTTGCTTAACAACAAACCACCTTCGCTCACTTTGATATAGTGGTCAACGGAGAAACCTTGATTCATCAAGGATGCCATTGAGGGGGCTGCTGTTGGTTGAGAGGTTGCTACTGCTTGTGTAGTAGTGGCTGGGATTACTTGAGCATTGTTGTTTGCGTTGGCTTGTGCTAGAGCGATTGCATCTTCTGGTAACATAGTCTTTTACTCTTAATCGTTAAATGTTAGCGTTAGCTGTTAGTGTTTATCTTCTGCGTTTCCGCTTCCGATGTGTGTATATTAGAAAAGAAAAAGGGTTTTGGGAAGCCCATCTTTGTAAAGTTATGTAATTTAGATTTCCCCAGTAATAACTGCTTTAATCAACTTCTTGGTTGTCCCGCCTCTCAAAATGTCATCTCGAAGCGCGACCACAACGTCCTCTTGACCCATCTGTCTTTGTTGCTCTGGCGACACCAC